CTGTCATGGCTTTAGCCAGCACTTTTGGTGTGCCATAGGTTTCGATGCCATTTTGGTCTTCTGTAATCTTGGCATAATATAGACTATCCAATACGATTGTTGCCATTTAATCTTCCTCCGTTTCATATTCTTTCATTACGTCAATGGCGTAATGATGAAATTTTGTATCGTTCTCATAACCCACATACTGCCTATCCGTTATGGTCATACCACCTACCTGAAGGACTTTCGTCAGTTCCTTTTTTCGTTTGTTGTAGTTCTTCTTTGTGAAAAGGGACAATCTGGCTTCTGACACGATCATATAATTTTGATTGTCTGCAAAGAGATCCAATCTATCTGACATGGGTGTAATCACCAGATACTCATCAGGCGGTGATTCAGAAAACACACCTGTCTCTACGGGTATGTCCAAAGGATCGAGTATGCTATTAAGTTCTGAAAGCAAGCTCATAGTTTATCAATCTCCTCATCAAGGGCTTTTTTCATTGCTTCGATACACGCTTTTTTCGAAGCACTTTTTGTCGGCTTGAGCCAAGGTTTTGGAGGTTGACCAGATTTTCCGTACTCGATGACCGCAGCCTTTAGGGCATTGGACACTCCCTTTCTATCCTTAGTTGTTGGGATACCAACACGAAGTTTCCAGTTACCATCCTTATCTTGAACAGGCTTAGTAGTTTCCAGGGATTCTAATAGATCCCCAGTTGATGTTGACGGTTCTTTGGTATTTTGCCCTATTCGTAGAGACAGATTGCTCTTAGCCTTTTCTACAACTGGCTCAGCACCTTCCTCTAAAACCCTAGGGACAATTTCATCAAACTTATTGTTGAGTCTCGAGAGTTTCTCTAAAAATTCATCCGGCATTTTGAAACTAGCTCTAGCCAAATTCATCACCCCTTTGAACCTGTCACTTTTTCAACCAGCACCTCAACATACATGCCTTTTTCCCTGATATCTTCCACACTCAAAATATTGTACTTTTTACCCTTACACACCAATACATGAGTCGTGCTGATATCAATAGCGGGTGGCTTGCGAAACCTAAAAAGGGTAGTGGCTGTTGTAAAACTTGCCCTGTTTTTCCATGCTTCATTGCCATGTCTGTTTTCTTTATAGGCTCTGGTCTTTAGTAAAAGGACTTCTTCTTTTGTCACAAAGCCTTCTTCATCTTTCACCGAGTTGGTGCTATAGATTTCAACAAAGGTCTGCATCATTCCAAAACTCATATGACCACATCCCTATTCATGCGAAGGAGCATGTTCACCACACGCCACACCTGCTCACTGGCATCCACCTTATCCTGAAAAAGCCGCCAGTGCTACCATCTCGGCTTTCATAAAAGTGGGATGATAGCATGATGACAGCCTGTTCTGTGGTAGGATCCATGGGATTTATCTCATAGAATCCCGATACTTTTTTCTGATAGCCTTCTGCATAAGAGGTGGCAGCGGTGATGTAACTTGTGATGAGTTCATCGTCCTCATTATGATCAAGTATCAGATTCTTTTTTACTTTCTCAAGTAAAGCTGACATCACCGTCTACCCCCTTCCCTATTCTGATGCCATAAGCCCTGCAGCTTTAAGCTTTGCAAGAAGTGCATTAAAATCAGAAACCAATGCCGGCACATCAGCTGCGGTGCTATCTGCCTGAAGGGCAGAGGGTTTAACCTCCACCCCATCAAAAGTAAGCTTCCCTTCAGCGGTGATTAAAAGCTCGCCACCGATAACCGTTTTTTCTCCACCCTGCTCGGTATAGTTCTTAACATTACTCATAGAGCATCACCTACGCTTTCTGCTGAAGAACCTTGATGGCTTCAGCAAGAATCAGTTTTCCATCCACTCTCTGGCTTGCCTTAAATCCTACCTGACCGGTGGCTGCAAAGAGCTCATTAAGTCTCTGGAAGGAACGACCTTGTCTATCGGCTACCCAGTAGTACCCAAAATCACCGAAGGCGATGGACTTGGCCCCTGCTGCAATGGTTGGTACATAGGCAGAAGTCTTTACAGGTCGATTCAAGATAGTATCAGGCTGGCCGGCAGAGATAGAAGGCTGCCACAAATACTGACCATTCCCATCCTTCAGTTTTCGAATGGCTTTCACTGTCGCATCGTTCATGACGAAGATGGCATTCTTTCGATAAGGTGACTTCAAGCTGTAGAAAAGATCCATAATCTCATCAACGGTGATGGCTGTAGCAGAAGCTGCAGTTACACCAAGCTCCGCTCCACCAGTGGCATTGAAAATACCTGTAGGTTTGCCGGAACCATCACCAACAAAGAAGGCTTCTTCTTCCTTGGCACCGATTCGTCTAGCAAATTCCTTTGCAATGTAGCTTTCAAGGTTAAAGACGCTGTCATTAAGAAGCTCTTCGGATACCTTGATCATGGTTGCAAGCTTATAGGCACCAATGGACACTTGAGTGAAGGCGTCATCAGATTCAGGAATCGGACCTTCCTCATCCACCCAGGACGCAGTTCCTTTAGATGCCACCACAGGAATCTTTCTATCCCCGGATGAAGTGGTGATGACCTTGGCAATGCTTCTGAAGATATTTTCTTCCTGAAGTGACTCAATCAAGGTTCTTTCAAACTCGTCAGGCACCAGATAGCCGCCCTCTGAATCCGTACCAATCTGAAGGGCATTCTGCACATCATAACTGTTCTTGTTTCTCATAGCTTTCCAGAATGCTTGTCGATACTCATTGGAGGCTCTACCTTTTTTCTCTTCTCCGCCCATGGCGCTTCCTGGCTTATTGGTGATAGGAGATGACGTTGGACGGGCAAGCTCCTCATCGATGGACGCTCTGCGCTCCAATCTTTCGATTTCTTTTCCCAGGTTGACTACTTCCGCTTCCATTTTGTCGTAGGTGGCAGTGTCTTCGGCAGAAAGCATACCATCACTACCTCTTTTGCTATCCAGGAAAGCTTTCGCATCTTCCCAGGCTTTTGCTCTCTTTTCTCTCAGTTCAAGAATTTTGTTCATATCATTTTCCTCCTCAAATTAGTGAGCGATTAGGCTCAGTCTTTTTTCCAACTGCTCAATAGGTGTTCTGTTCTCCGGTTTGGGTGGGATAAGTTTGGTTAGCAGTGAATTGGCTACTGCCGCTCTTGAAAACATCACAGCTTCCAGCGGTTCACCCTCCACTTTCTCCTCCTCACCGGAAAACAGGATTGTATCTGCAAATCCCAGCTCCACTGCTTTTCTTGCATTGAACCAGGACTCTGCATCCATCAAATGGGATATCTTTGTTCTCGTAAGACCTGTCTTGATTTCATAAGCATTCATGATGCTTTCCTTAACCTCCGACAGCATCTCACTGGCCTTTTGCATTTCCTTTGAGTCCCCGATGGCTACCGTCATGGGATTGTGAATCATCATCATGGCCACAGGTGACATCTGTACTTCCGTTCCTGCCATTGCAATAACAGAAGCAGCTGATGCAGCCAGACCATCAATCTTCACCGTTACATTGCCTTGGTAGTCCATCAGCATGTTGTAAATCTGTGCGGCTGCAAAAACATCTCCGCCTGGTGAATTGATCCAAACGGTGATATCCCCTTGAGCCGACTCAAGCTCTTCCTTGAATAGCTTTGGAGTCACTTCGTCCCCATACCAGGTTTCATCTGAAATTTCTCCACTTAAAAAGAGGGTTCTTTCACCCTCATTCTTGACCCAGTTCCAAAATTTACGCTTCATCTGCTTTCCTCACTTCCTCTCTCATAAGAATTTGTCTTGGCATATTCACCAAAATAAAAAGAAGCGACTCTGTCATAAGCTTGGGCTGCTTCTTCTGGTTTATCGTAATATCCTATAAATACTGTTCTTCCATTTGGGTGTATTGAAGATAAATACTTCCCTCGCCTTTTGTCAAAACACACTCCCTTAAATCCTGTTGTGTTGGTTTTACGTTTACGTGAATTATAGGTGTTCTTCTGCTGAGTAGTTAGTCGTAAATTGTTACGCCTACAATCACTGGGATCTCCATTAATATGATCTACAACCAGATGTTTAGGTGCATCCATTAACAGTCTGTGTAAGCGAACTCTTTCGCCATTCTTAATGCCAAGTACATAGCCATCCTTATCTATGGACCATAAATATTGAGATATCAATTCAAAATCACCTGAATCGAACAGAAAGGATCGACCACTCTTTACTGTGCAGCGCATATACATATCTTCTAAGTCATATCTGTTACACCTCCCACATGATCTAGTATGACCATTACGGAGAAAACTTCCCCGCACAATTGTCTCATTGCCGCACTTACATTTGCATCGCCACCTTGTATCATGTTTTCGATATACATCGTATTTCTCTAGCACCAGCAGCGATCCATAAATTTTATTCACCATCTCTATTCGTTTCATACTGATCACTCCAGTTTCCAGCACGAGCCAAGTCCACCATATTTCCATTACACAAAAATTTGTTCCCGCCTTTTTCATCTGGTATCAGATTCATGTTTTCCAGCTCTCTCACATCATTTGGACATAAGAATCCATTTTGTATTCCAACAGCATATCCATTCATACGACTTTGGTAATCACCTCTGAGAAGTCCGTCCACATTAAGCCTAATAAAAAACTCTTGCTTCTCTTTTGGAAGTAGGAGTGAACGCTGCATGGCTTGTTCCCATCTTATGACCCAAGGATCCAAGGTGTATTTTACGAACTCTAAGGACTGCTGCTCAATATTTGAGAAGCTTGATTTCTCAAGATCGCCCACCATATGAGGCGGAATACGATAGAGCCTTGCTATTTCATTGATCTGAAATTTTCTGGTTTCAAGAAACTGTGCTTCTTCTGGCGGAATACCAATCTGCTGATATTTCATACCTTCTTCAAGGACGGCAATCTTATGGGCATTGGCTGTTCCTCGGTACACTTCATTCCATGAATCTCTCACCTTTTTGGGATCTTTAAGCACACCGGGATGTTCAAGCACACCTCCGGGATTAGCTCCATTGGCAAAGAAGCTGGCTCCGTATTCTTCAGTGGCTATGGTCATCCCCACAGCATTCTTCGCCATAGCAATTGGTGAGTATCCAACCAAACCATCAAAACCCAGTCCTGGAATGTGAAGAACATCCTGTTTTCTTAACACCACTGAACCATAGTCCTTAAAATTTGGATTCTCATCAGAGGTAGTGGTGTAGATGTAGTAGATCTCTCCGTTTTTATCTCTGCTAACTGTCATCTTGTTTGGTAGAAGTGGATACAAAGCCACCACACGTCCGGCACCATCACGGATAATCTGTGCATAGGCATTTCCCCAAATAAGTAAATGGCTCATCAATGTCTCTCTAAAGACAAAGGAACTCATTTCTGTATTGGGTTCATTGTGAAGGATATGGTACAAATGATGGTTATACACGCGCTCCTTGCCATTTTCTTTATACCTATACACATGTAATGGAAGGGAGGCTACTGCTTCCGCAAGAATTCGAACACAGGAATACACCGCTGTGGTCTGCATGGCAGTAAATTCATTGACTGTCTTTCCGCTTGTCGTTGCCCCAAACAGATAAGTGTAATTTGAGCCGGAGTAGTAATCCTTAGGCTTATCACGAGCCTTTATTAACTTTGAGATAATTGTTATTGGATCATATTTTGCTAAACGGTTGAACCCTTAAAGCAAAACTACATTTACATGGGTGAGTGCAATCCAACTCTTTTTCCTAAATCCCTTAAAACACACCCAAAATCTATCACTTTACCCACCATCAAAAAATAAATAAACCCCTGAAAACACCGTAAATACGCCATTCTCAAGGGCTTATACATCTATTTTCTTGTCAGCAGACAGACGGTCTCCACATGTGGTGTATTTGGGAACATATCCATA